GCCGAGCGGAGCGCAAACAAACGCGATCCGGTTGTAGGTGTTGGCGTGGGCGATGAGGCCGTCGCGGACAGCCGAAGAGGTGCTGTCAGCGTTAGCGACAACACCAGTTCCCAGCGAGTCAGCAAACAAGGCAAGAGCAGTGGCGTGCTCCGTGTCGGTGATATTCCCACGGTCATCGTCACCCGCCGAAAGGGTCGGGATCGGAGCCGAAGTAACCGAAGGAAGAACCGAAGGGGTAACAACAACCGCAGTCACATACCGGTTAGCAAGACTGCTGCTGTTGAGACGGCCCACCATCTGCTCGACGGCGGTGCAGTCATCGGTGTCAAACACCTGCGTGCCGTTGTAGTACACCTTGAGGCGACGGGAGTTAGCAGCAATACCCGCGACAACCTCAACCTCGATGTTTCCGCTCCAAGCACCCGGACCGTTAGCGGTGAAGGTGATCGAGTTGTCAGCGTCGTCGTTGACGATGGTTTGAGTTCCCTCGACTGGGGTTGGGCCAACGACGCGAGCGACGTAGCACTGGGTGCCACCTTCCTCGAAAAACACGTCGACCGTGTCATACAGGTAGGAGTACGACTGGTAGCCACCGTAGATGGCCTCGAACTCTTCCATGCTTCGAATTCTCGTAGCGACGTCGTGTGGGCCGCGCTCGGCCATACCGACGAAGAAGGCCTGCGAAGACTCGCGGACCGTGGTCCCAGTGGGGCCCGTACGAACTGCTGTTGAAATCACGACTCCCGGCATAGGACTCTTCCTCTTCTCGGCTTGCTGGCTTTCAGAAATCCTCTGTCAATTGTACAGAATTTCTCTTCTAGCATGTGCAACTGCTGCTTATAGATTATCAGACTCAGTGCTCTCTGACGCGTCAGCATTCGGCTCTTCCGGCGAATTTTCCGCAACGGGTTCTTCGGCCGGCTCCTCTGCTGGTGCTTCTTCGGGCGCTGGTTCTGAAACTTTCGATTTTGCTTTCTTTGGCGGTGGGTCAATCACCACAGTGTCATTGACGACACAGACACCATTATCGATCAACGCCTGCAGCACTGAATCGACCTTGTCGACGATTCCGTGCTCCTGCGGCCCAATGCGATGGCCGCTCTCAGTCACCTGCTGTGGGTTGAGCGAAACATTCTGAAATCCGACTTTGCCGCCGTCTTTAGCGCGAATTGCCGCAGCCCTATCAACAATTTGAAAGAATTTTGTTGCCATGTGCTCAGTATACCTTACTTCTTCTTAGAAATTTGACCCTTTGAGGTGAACTCAGCGACCGCCAAAAGACGCTTTGCCTTGCGGTTGGAGACAATCAGTGGGAGCGATGGATCGCACAGCAGGAAAGCGTTCGGCTCCACCTTGTGTCCGTTGTCGCAAACTTCCAAAACGTTGGCTGAAATATTTTTGACAACCACACAATTTGACGCGTCGAGCCCAAAACCCAGAACGTCAGGAACACCGTTCGTCAACACACGACATTTACAGTCAGCCATTTCACAAATTCCCTTCTGAATCTGGGTAGGTGGTCGTAAGTTGAATCTCACCGACCGTACCGATGTCTTCGCGAGCAACAATCTCATTGATGTGCATTTGATACGACAAGTACGCGCCGGCGAGAACCCTGTCACCCTTAAGCATCGTCAAGTCCGAAAACTCTTCCCGCAATGTGCTCTCGTCAATTACCGCTTGCCATGTCTTTCTTGGATCGGTTGCTTTCATGCATGGACGATCGAGAAGCGCTGAACGCGTAACCGTTGTGAGACGGTCACGCATATCGGTACAGGTTTCTGAGCCGCCATCGCGAACCCAGATGTACGTACGCATGTTATAACCAACACGGTATACAGGATGATGGCGGTCCATGTCGATGCGTTCCATGCCGAGAGTCGAGATGACAACCGTGATGATTGTCGGCCAATGGTCAAGCGCGATCGGCTCGTATGTGAGATATTTCAATGGTGTTGGGAGGGAGTTATCATCCAAGCCCCAACCGTTCCTGTAACTAACAAGACGTTGCGGCATGTCAAGTTCCAAGTACCGAGTCACGTACTCTTTAGCGAACTGGGGGCCGTGCATTAAATCCATATCAGACCCTACCCCTTAGCCCGCCATCGCCATCAGCAATATATTTCGCCGTCTTCTCGCCCCACTCGCGCTGGAAATCGTCCGGTTGAAACACAATTTGACGTTTCGGCATTTTGCTTGTTCCGTATTGATGGAATTTTGCATACTTGATATTTGTTCCAAAACTGGCCTCGCGGTCACCAATCTCCACATCGCGACCACGCAGATTTCGAATGCTCCTGAACAGTTCGCCGGTTTGAACCAGTGGGATTGCTCCGGGGAATCGAGTGGCTTTCCATGCGCCATACTCCGCATCAAGTGGTTTCCATCCACCGACCCTAAGACCGTTGGCCAGAAAGTTGGATTCCCAAGTGTCTTCTAGGTAGTCCTTGATCTGATTGAAAACCGGCCGGAAGTTGTCAGCGCGATCGCGCATCTCGCCGATGTAGTCCTTCATCTCGGAGTCGTCCCAGTCGACTTCGTTCAGTGGCTTCGCCATGTTAGGCCGCCCTGACGCGACGATACTTCTTAACCGCCAACAGTTCCTTCTCTAGGAATCCAGTTTCCATTGGGGCAACATTGCGAGACTCAAGATCCTTGATTCCGACAACATCATCGTGCATATTTTGCATTTCTCGTGTTGCCGCTCGGAGGATCATAAGTTTGAAAACTTTGATGTCAACGCCGTTCAATCCGGCAGAGTATGTGATCTCGACACGATCATCGGCCCATCCCCTGAACACGTCAACTCCGTAACGACGCACAACATAGTCGCGCTCATTCTCCATGATGTCCCAGTCGTTGGTCAGGTTGCCTTTGATGCGGACTTGAGAGACAGATTGAATCGGAGTGTTTTCAAGGTAAATGGTGACGGGCGGTTGCGAGTAGGTCACCGGTGACATCGTTGTGTCAAGCGAGGTGTTGTAGAAAAATGACGACATCGGCACACCGACATGGTTGCTGTCCAGTGTGTGTTCTTCCACATAGTTGGCGATCTCAATGGGTCGCCGAAGGTAGGCCTCAAGTTCACTTTGAAGGCCGGCAAGAACAATCTCGGCCGCATCTTGCTGACGCAGCGAGAACGAGATGTCCATATAGGTCGTGAGATCATTAATCGAGACGAGCATCTCTAACCCTTACGTCACCCCCGGCGACGTGCGCGGATTGCTTCGCGAAGAATGTCGCGAACTCTTTCATCTCGTCTATTGTTGCGACCGATTACTCGACCGACGCCCTGCCCGACAGAACGCCCAATACGGCGGACACGGCCGGGTCGTCTAACAGTTTCGCGTCCTCTTCCGGGTTGCATGATCACGCTCCTTGGGGTTATTCATGATTGTAGCACCCGTCAATAGTTAATAAAGGCTAATCACCGGTCTTTGTTGGGGGGCGTTTCTATTGATTGACCGGCAGAATCAATGGTTCCGGGGGGCGCCTCTACCGGAACCCAAGCGCGAGAATACGTATGATCCTTGACTTTGCGTTGCTTGAGAATTGATGGGTTTAGCATCAGTTCCATCTCGTCCCCACGCATATTGAACTTTCGACTGAAGTCCTCGGCAGACATTGCCCTCGAACGAAACAGTGTCCGAACAATTGACGAGAGAGACTTGGCAACAAGTGAACCACGACCACGATTCAACTGGATATGCATGCTCATCGCCTGAACATCGTTTACATCCTTATAGACGACAGGCACGGTCGGAAAAAGTTTGCGCAAATGCTTGTTGCCCAGAATCAAGCGAACCCTCTGAGTTCCATCAATGATATTTCCGGAACTTGACTGCACAACAATCGGAGAAATAACCCCATCCGCACCGAGGGAATCCGCAAGGACCAGAAGGTCGGGCCTGAGAATATACGTGGCATGCCACGAAGGAATTTTCAAATCTTCCGGGTCAACATCAACTATTTCCATTAGCAATCTCCTGTTCTGCAAGTTTTTGCTTTGCTTGTTTCCGTAGAGTGTCAGCCCGAGTTTTTGGACCAACAGGGGAAGCAGCAATCGCTGTTAATTCATTCAAAAGTAAATTTCGCACAAGCCAATTCAGCGGATAAGAATATGGATCGGCAATATGCTTTTTCCTGAATTCTGCTACATATGCCCGTGCGCGCGTTTGCTTCTCCTCACCAACCATGTATGTCCGAATAAACTCTTTAACACCATCCCATCCCCGTGACGCAAAGTCTTCGATCACGCCTTCGACATCGAAGTCCGGCCACCATCTCCGCTGTGCATCAATGTATGGGAAGCACTCGTATAGTCGGTCATAAAAGTCGGGCTCTGTCGCAACCACATCACCAATACGCCTAATGGCGACAGAGTGCAAAGGGATTCCAACTCGCGTGTTCGATCCGGTCAGGGATGCCAAATCGTAAAAATCACAGTATGGGGCATTGTGTTCTTCTGAAATAAATTTGAACACGTCATCGACTTGCCAGTCATAAATAATCTTGGCAAACTGAAGCGGAATACCTCGCTTAAGTCGATATGGACGAACCAAATAATTCTCGTGAAGTTTCTGTACGCATGACCGATAGCGGATCATTGACTCAGCGGCACGAACGCCAGTGATGAAAGCAGTGGAACCCTTCTTGCCTTGCATGGTGTAATAGTCAACAGACTCCGGCAAGTTTTCTGAATGGTCGAGACCGAAGTTGTACGCAGTGATCGCACCCTCAGGCATATCTCGAACCCATCGCCCTTGCTCGCGACGAAGATCACTCCATAAAACGACGGACTGTCGGCGACCAAGCACCCAGACCTCCGCACCATAAGGCAAGCAGTACCACTCCATGTCAACCCAGTCGAAATCCCTCACCATCTCGATGTACTTGATGGTTTCCGGTGAGACCATTTCCTCATCTCGGAAAATCACCTTGACTGGGCCGAGGCCACGCTCCTCGTGGATTTCTTTCGCAAGATACAACACTGCCGTGGAGTCTTTGCCACCAGAGAATTGGACACATACTGTGTCGAAAGTGTCGTAAACATGACGAATGCGCTCTCGCGCAGCATCGACAACACTTATGTCCAAGAACATGCGCTGCCTTGTCATTTCTTCTTCCTCACCTTGCGGCTCGCGTTACGCTGATCGTAGCGATGTTTGGTCACTTGTGGCTTACGAAACGGAGCCGGATGACGGAACAACTGGAGGTATAGCCGCTCCCAACGTTCTTGAGTTTCGATACGAACCCACTCGCCGGGATGGATAAGGCTACAGCCGTGAGCGGAGAGACCAAGCATTACTCGAATTTCTTTTGTGGTGTACCCGGCGTCTTGTATTGCTTTGATTATCTGCTTGACATAAAAATTTTTCACCAACTGCTTCGGACCGTAGTCGTTTGCTCTGACACGAAGAACTTTTGCTTCGGTCTCACGCTCCACGTATTTCGATTTGCCGCTTCGAATCTTTTTAAGTGTCTGTTCGTTGAGTCCTGTTTGCAATGCGATTGCGTTAATACTTAGACCCTTTGTTTTAAGCCAAAGAAGATGACGTTGGGTGACATCT